TAGCGTATCTGTAATCCCACCCCATGCTGGTCCGGTGAATGAAGTGCCATCAGGCAATTTAACCGTGACATCTCCGCTACTGCTGAATATCAGTTGCCAGTTCTGTTTGTCGTAGTTCAAGCCTCGCAGGGCTTCCGCACTTTGTGCCACCAGCGCCGCGGTAACCATATTCAGCGCCACACGGGGTACTACAGACCAGGCCGCGCCAGATTGTGTTGGCCCGGTAAAATTGCTTACCAGCGTCAACGCTGTACCGCTTTCCACTGATTTAATCGGGAGCGTATAGGGAACGCCGCCGATAGTGACAACAATAAAATCTCCGGCCGCCACCTCGGTGGTAAACGCGGTCCCGTTGCCAGCGACCGCAGCAGAGTTATTCGTCAAGGTTAATGTTCCTGCTGACATGGATGTCTCCTGAATTCAGATAATAAAAAACCCGCCGAAGCGGGTTATTTTTTGTATTTCATTGAGGGCAATTCGAACTGGTGAAGTTACTTTTATTCACCCATCGCCAGGTAAAGGGATAACCGGCTCTGTACTCAGTCTGATTAGCAACTTTTCGCACACCGTAGACCTGTACTGACTGGGTCAACCCACCTGACATTAACTCAGCCTGACAAACCGGTTTCTGTTTCTCCAGAACAGGTCCTGAACAGGCTGAAAGCACCAGGCAAACAATAACTGGAATAATTATATTTTTCATTTCGATACCAGAGTTAATTATTTAAACAAAAAATAACCAATGGCATTGAATAATAAAAATAGTTTTAATAGATCAATATTCTAAAATTGATCGTTTAAATCGATCGGTTTAATCATATGCGGCTGTGTTTATCGCCGTTATCACAATTCCGCTATTCGTTGACCCTATAGTAGCACCACTGGCGGTGGTTGAACTTTGCCCCCTAATTCTTGTACCACCAGCGTCGTCATGGCACCCCGTCCCCACATCAACGGACTGAAATATTGGCTGTCCACCTGGTGCAGAACCAGCGTGGATGATGACAGATCCCAGCCCCATCGGATTTACGGCCCATTTCCCCGGCATTGTGACATCGATATTAATTCCACCCGTAGCCGCTCCAGGCGTCCCGATAGTTGTCAGATCTGTCAATACCCTTGATTCGTTTGTAAGAACCAGTGTGCCTGATGCGTCCCATATAGCTATACCGTGACTGGGTAAGGTTTGTGGAGTTATTGCGAAAAAGTAAGCTTCAAGAGTAAAAGCAGCCCTTCTATAGTTCGAAGCAGAAACATTAAATAAGTTCCCTTCTTTTACGGCTGAGATTTTTGCCGCAGTACTTGTTCTTGCGAATACAACCCCTGCCTTTTGATTAACAATATTTTCCTCAATAACCGCAGAGTTAAAATCACCATTATACTTTGAGTTTAACGACACTTTTTTATAAAGTATCAATGGTGTGGAATCCGGAGTAACAAAAGGATTTCCATTGGGTAACGCTAGCAAAACACCATATTTTGCCATTACACCTTCTCCGCAAAAACAATCAGCTGAACCTGATTTGCAGGATAGTCGTTAACACCGTCGCCCGTTGATGGCTGAATTGTAATTGTGTTACCGGAAGCAAGAATGTTTCTTTTGTTTGTGTACGCAATCAAACTTGCAGCCTCCGCAGTCCCTACTGTAAAGCCAACTTTCAGGCCAGGTTCCAGGTTGAAAGAATAAGAGCCGGTTTTCTGATCCACTAACAGGTCGATTATACCAACTACGCTGATTGGTTTGATTCCGTAGTTATTAGGGACGCCATTAGCGTCCCATGTCTGTATCCCCCATTCCATCAAAACACTCCTGTTAATTTCCCAATCTGCACGCGAAGGACGCCATTCCCGTCCTTAACGCTCTGGGTTGTGTTGGTAATTTTCATTGCCCCCTCCCCGGCAACTGCTCCATTCATTTCAAACGTTCCGTCCGATTTCATGATGGTGCCCGTTTGTCCCTGAACGTAATTTTCTGATCGCAGTTCTTTAATTTTTGCCAGCGTGATTTGGCTATACTGGATAAATGCATCACTGATAAAGACCTGACCATTGACCACCGCAAAGGGTGAATATTGCGTATCGCCGCTGCCACTCATCAGGACGAACTGATTGGCGTTAAATCCGACACGAGTGACTACCGGTTTACCCGCTTCGGCCAGCACTGCAATCGACATCCCGGCACCGTAAAAAATATCGTTGATGCGCACTCCGACTTTCAGGGTATGAATGGCCGTAGCACTTGTAGCATCAACGGTGGCAGTGAGCTTATCCTCAAGCGAGGCGGTTACATCTTTAATCTGCGCCTGCACTTGCGTGGACATTTCAGCCATGGCCTTATCGACCTGTGCAATGGTCGTTTTGACTACCAGAATATCCGCGCGTACTTCACCATACTGCGCCCACTGGTGTTCCACCGTTCCATGATTGGCCAGCGCATTCTGCAACGCGGCTTCCAGGTTGGTATCAATGTCGCTTGTCAGGCGGTCACCGTCTGCAGACGTCAGGAAGTCATCAGCAATATCGCCCAGGTAGTCGTCAGCATTCGCGCTGGATTGGCCACGAATCCAGTCGGTCCAGTCACTCTGATTACCAATGCGATCGACCAGACGAGCCCGGTACCAGAACTCCTGACCAGCCTTCAAACCCAGTTGGGTATATGTGTGTTGAGGATACGGAACTCCTGCAAGCAGCAGAGGATTATCTCCATTACCGTTTGCTGAATACTGCAACTCGGTCTGGAGCGTGTCACCTGTATCAGCCGGGAAGGACCAGTCAACCTGAATACCCCAGTTGATTGCAGTGGTACGAAGTCCAATCGGTTTAGGAACATCCCCAGTACGTCCAGTGAGATGCGTCAGAACAGAAGAGGCCCACAGACTGGACGCACCTCCAGAGTTAATGGCGCGAACTCGCACAAGATAATCGCCTGAGAAAATCCCAGGCACCTCGATATTGCGCAAACCCGTTTCAGGGATATTGATCCACTCATTATCACCGCGTTTCCACTGTGCCTGATAGGCGACAATATCGGCCTGAGGTTTCCCGTTTTTATCTACTGGCGTATCCCAGCTCGCAACCATGGTCGCAATACGCTGCCCCTGCCGAACCGAGTCGTAGCTACTAATCGTAATGTTTGTCGGTTGCCCTACCAGGCCTGTCGGTAACAGGCTGATCGGCGGCGTATCCAGTCGGGCGTTGTTATCAACGGCATCATACTTCGTCGCGTTGTACTCTGCACCGGTGATACTGTAGGTGTTCTCTTCATCGTTAAATGTCAGATTGGTTACGCGGAAGTACTGGAGGCGCAACTGGCCAGCATCGATAACAAAAATGGCATTAGGTTGTGGCTCAGCGGTAAAGGCAGTTACCAGTATCAGTTGCTGGCCGTTAACCGCCTGAATGGTTCTGCTCTCAACGGTACCGCCCAGGGTACGAATCATCAGCGTATCGCCGGCTAATGCGCTTGTACCCCGATCGGTAGTTACAGATTTCAGAACGCCGTTGTATTCAGTAATACGTCCACCATAGACACGGCCAGATAGCCGTTCATCTGCAAACGCAAATACGGTCCCCGGCACATAAGCGAAGCCATCAAGTCCCGTCTGAACAGTGATAATACGGTCCAAAGAGTTGGAGTAGACGGCCCACCCTCCGCGGCGCTGCGCCTCGCTTTCACGTGTACAGCCAATAGCCGTCAATTGCGTCTGCTTAAACTTGAACTGTTTTACCAGGTCAGGAAACATTACTGCTGTAGTTCGGTCCTGATAGTGATTCTCTGGATCGCTAAAGTTAATCAGCGCAGAGCTATATCGGTTCTTTTCACTGCCGCTGGAATAGGTTGGTTTCCCGACCACCGAGGCTCGGGTGAGGATCTGGAGCTTTGACGTATCAGCTGGCATATCCGAGACAACATTGAACATGTTGTTTCCCCAGAACGTCATACCGTTAAAACCAGCCGCAATATCCTTAATCACCTGCCAGGCATCAGCCTGAGCCTGGATATAAACGTCAAACATAAAGCGAGGCTCGGTACCGCTACCACCCTTACCATCCGGCACCTTCTGGTCGCAACGCTGGGCAATACGATATAACTCCCATTTATCGAGCATCGCTGGTGTAACCCTGCGACCCAGGCCGAAGCGAGGTTCAGTAAGAATATCGAACCAGATCCATGCAGGATTATTCGTCCATCCCCATTTGAATGTACCGTCCCATGTACCGCTATAAGTGCGTGCAATCGGATCGTAGTTCTGCGGGATGCGGATTACCCGGCCTTTAGGTTTACATGAAATCTTAGGGATATTGTTGAATGACTTCGCGTTAAAGGACACGTACAGCAGCGCGGTATGCGGATAGCGCAGGCGAGCATCTATCACCTCGGTGATCGCCTGTACCTGAGTTTTGTTCTGAAGCATCTGGCTGGTGCTGTCATCAGTATCGCGAACAATCCGGATTTGCCAGCCGTTGTTGGCTTTCGGCAGATTAATACGATGAGTGATCTCGTACAGTGAGCTGAGCTTCTCCGTAACCGTTTTGGTCATCACCGTAGAGTACGCACCACCATCAATGGCGAGATCAATGTGATACTGAACGGTTGTGCCAACGATATCGCCATCATTCTCCTGCTGCTGAAGCCCATTAATACCGACACGCACCAGAACAGCATCGATTTGGGTATTGCTAATTGCCCTTGTCCATGGAGCGACTTTCGTCAGCGAAACACCAATGCTGGTTTCGTTTTCTACCGCAGGAAAGCCGGGGATCGTTGTCTGAATCTGAGTTCCCGGGCGAAAATCCCATGACACATTCTCAAAATTCATAGAGCCATCAGAATTGCCCAGCGGCGTACCATCCAGGAAAATGCGCGTGGCATCCAACCCACCTGCAAACTCACCTTCCCCCAGAGCCAGAAGCATGCGGCAGCGAGCCATTGACTGCGCGGAGTCCGGCTGTTCTACAGGTGTATGCTGTTTTTGGCTGCCGCCCTTCGCACCAGTAATCGTTGCCATATTGCATCCATAAAAAAAGCACCCAATTGGGTGCTAATTGAAAGATAAGGAGTCTTCAGATATCTTCGGCGACAATCCCTGCACTGATGATGGCGCCGCCAATCTCGCGCTCACCGTAGAGCACCGCTACCGGGTTACCCATGGCAAGAGTGTTTACCGAACCACCGAAAGCATAGCTGGGTTTATTATCAGGGTCATCACGTCCCTGTAGTCCTCTCGATTGAGGTGATAGCATTTGGTAAATGCCACCGGCCATCATGCCAACACCACCAGCAGCAAGGCTCGCGCCAAAGGTGGCAAGCGCTCCGGAACTGAAATATGATATGGCTATTCCCGCGACCACCATCACAGCACCGAGGATAGTCTGGAATATCCCTGCTTTTTTCGCTCCCTCCATTACAGGTGCAATACGGATATCACTATCCCCCGCCAGTTCTTTAAAGTCCTTCACGCCGATATTGCGTTTCCCACGAAACACGGCGAAAGTCATGCCGTTCTTTTTGGCGTCATAAAGATATTGCTCCAGCCCGTCGAAATTGATGCACAGGGCTTTCACCGCTTCCGCTGACGTTTGCACTGCCAACTTATGCACTCGCCCAAATCGCGCACCCAGCGCGCCGTACAATCGAATCGTGGTTAAGCGCGCCATGGCTGAATCTCCTGCGGCAAATATTTATGACGGACGCAGATCATCGTCCTGTCTTTGAAATAACCTCGCGCATACGGCGTGATACAGGATGGTTGCCCGTACAGATGGTGAAGCAGCTCGCCTTCCTCGGTAATGATCCCCGCGTGGTTCCACTTACTGGATTCAACCTGCATGATGACCATACAGCCTGGCGACGGGTCGCATTCGACAAACCCCTCCCGCTCCCAGTTATCGAAATACAGGTTGTCTGGGTAGTGGCTTTCCCACCACGGGTATTCAACGCGAAAATCAGTCAGCATTACACTCTGGGTGGCATGCCAGTCCATGATCAGCCCCCAGCAGTCGTGAGAGCCAAGGATGAACGGGCGGCCGATTAGCGGGATAGCGTCCGGCGTTACCTCAGCATATTCATCGCAGTCCGGCGCGTAGATGCCCCAGACCACACTGGAGTTATTGCACTGCTGACGGTCCAAATCGGACGGAATTGGCCGGGCGCCGTCGCCTGGATGGGAGTGTATGACTCGAATAATCGTCCCCATATCCTCTGCATTCGCCCAGTGCTCTCCGTCGATTCGGAAATGCTCGGTCGGATTTTCGTGGCTGTTCGGCACCGGGATATAGCGCTGGCGTCGGCCAGACTGGATGACGAAGCCGCAGCACTCTCGTGGCGACTCCTCCAGTGCATGCGCCCGGATAGCAGCCATAATAGTTTTGTTCATTGGTATTTCCGTTTATCGGGAGAATAAAACCGTTGCGGGGAAACCGCCGAAATCAAGAATTGCGGTGTTTGGCTCTGCCAGCCCGGCGCCAAATCGTTTACGGCAGTCACTAAGGCATCCGCCGCACACGTCCAGCGCAGGGTCAGCGACCACATTCCCCTTCGCATCAAAATACGCTGTTCCGTTGTAGGTACATCCGTCACCGCTGCGGTACTGGCCTCGCAGCGCCCACTCGCACAGCGATGTAATTTGACGGGTGGGAATAACCAGGTTCTGCAAATCCGCAGGGCTACTGAGTGACCACGTAACCACCTCATCATCTTCTGAGGTTTTGGTGTCCAGCCAGAAGGTCTGGAGAGTAAACATTGACGGATCAGCTGTCGCGTTCACGCCACCCGGGAAGTTCACGGCATCGAGGTAAACAGCATAGGTGTCGATGATGCTCACCTTTGCATTCACCATATCTTTAAACTGCAGACAGAGCGCAGTGATATGCCCGTCGAGGTTCGACACGCTCAGCTTCGGTTCTGCGGCCTGGTCGGTTGACAGTGCAAGGTCGGAAATCTGGAATGGCCAGAAGTCGAAGATTTTTCCATCCCAGATGATGGGTTTTGGTCCTAGCTTTGCCTCATCGCCGTTCGCAGCATCTATCTCGGCGGGTGTATGGGGAAATGGACTGTAGTGGAAGCGATGAATACCGCCGCTGAACTCTGAAGCATCTACTTCGACCAGGCGGACCCTGCCACCAGGCGCCAACATTGCCGCCGTATCAATCAGTGCTGTCATGCTCCACCTCAGGCATAGACGCCATAGGCGCGCTTAATCGTGAATGTCAGCTCAGCGAATTTGCTGCTAATCTGGTTTTTGCGCACGGAGTCGGCGACAACGCGATATAGCCCCTTCTCTTCGCCCGGCGGTGTGATGATGAAAGCCTTAACGGTATGCGCCAGGAGAAAGTCCCGAACGGTATTCACTTCAGAATCAGCGCCCACATGCTTCATCGGTACCTGAATAGCCGTCGAGTTAATGCCGTTCTCGGCCACCTGCTCATAACCATCGCCAAACTGAGCCGTTCGCACCGTCTGGCTGTATTCCACTGCGCCAGCACCCAGTTGAGAGTGCCAGTTATATGTCTCAACGGCCATATTTGCTCCATAAAAAAACCCGCCGAAGCGGGTTATATAGTTCAGTATTAATCTGCAAAAAACGCCTCTCAGCGGATTCAGTTATTCGATATGATTCGAATGTATTGCGAGGTCGCCACGAGAGCCTGTAGCGAATTGCCGCCAGTTGCACATAATGTTCTGGAATCATACTCGCGAGACCAGTGGCATAACCAATTTTCCAGATCATCCACTGAATAATCCTTACGAGCCAAACCCTCTGCGATTGTAACGACCTCATCGCTAGGTGCTGTAAGCTCATATCCATTCAGCAACAGGAATACGTAACCGGTCATAATGGCGGTGCGTTTGTTTGCATTTGCGAATGGATGATTCTGGATCAGACTTTCAATTAGAACAGCAGACAGACGAAACATATCGTCTGTCTGCTCATAATATCGAATGGTACTTGGCCGGGACTGTGAAGAACTGAGGTTATTCGGATTCAGCACACCTATTGGTTCATTTGGCGTCTGAGTCTCGATCAGAGACTTGTTGATGTAAACTATATCTTCAATGGAAAGATAATTGATTCCTTCAACATACTCTATCGTCATCCGTTTTTACTCAGACCTTTGAAAGTTCTTCCATCGCCTTCTCGTAACGAGCAAATCCAAATTCAAAGGCATTTTTAACTTGACCAGTATGTGAACATGCTTCGCTGATCGCTGCACGAGGTTTCGCCACTGTGGATTTGTCACGAGGCGGAATGTACAAGCGATCTGCCTTTTTTAATGCGTGACCCATGATTATCACCCTCATGCACGTTTGGCAGTGCTTTCTCAAATTGTAGGATGCAAACACATCCAAAGAATTCATGACCACTCTTAGTGGTTGAGGACAATTTAATACCATTCTTCTTATTTGAGCAATGGGTCTATGTCTGAAGATGGATGCACGTTCGACGACATTTCCGAAGCACTTAAAGCACGTTGCAATCAGTTTCACCGAAATTACCTCTAAGGTGATTGCAGAATCACAACATGATCGTGCAAAGTTGCAATACGTTCCAATGCGTTTCAATCTGTACCAATGCGCACAAATAGCACTTTTTGCACAAAAACAGACCCTGCTTACAATGCATTGCACCATAAATTGCTGTAGTATCTCGCGCCCTCTGAATGTGGCGCTCAAATTTCAACCGCATTCACCAGCCCGTTGGCAACAAAAAGCCCCGCGTCAGCGAGGCTGGGTTTCGGTTGAGTGGTGGTGGTTAGAAGGCTCTACATAAACTCATTTGGATGGTGTGGCACCGCAGCGGCTAACATAAGAGTTTCCGTCAAGATCTATCCATGACTCATCTCTTCCATCGGGGTATATCGCTTTTTCTCCGATCTCATAATTCACGCCTTTAGAAAACGCCCCTTTGGGAGTCATCTTGATATGAACATAGAAAGGATGGTAGCCAACATACGCACCAAGCCCATTCTTCCCAGCAACCCTGCCACATACGAAACCGCTCACAACATCCCCGGACTGCTGGTTTTTGTCCAAATTGAACCTAACCATTTTAAATTTGGCGCTATCGGGATCCATCAACCCATTTGCAATTTCTTGTTGCCCGAGTTGTAGTGCTTTTTCCTCTGAAGGTTTACACGCAGTAAGTGCAATACAGGCCAAACTTAAGCAAAACATTTTTCTCATTATCATCCCCATGATTATCATGTTTTTTCTCATGATAACCAGGGGAGATAGGGATGTAACGATCAGAAACTAGTAGCGACCGCTTTTAGCGTACCCTTAGCAGTGGCAATGGCAAGCTCTTCAACTTGCTTAAGGGTCAGGTCTAGCTGATATGGCAAGTTAACAGGGACACTTGCAATGCGAGTGCAATCGTCTGGGCCATAGAAAGTCACGAAGGCACTGATCGCCTTTCCATTTTCGTTGGCATACCAAACAACATCAGAGACCTTTACTTCTGCAATTTTCATTAGTATTTCCCTCTAACGGCATTCCACAGCGGAGTGCCTGGTTTTCTTACTTGAGTATTAATGGTGTCAATCATCGCATCGTTGAGTTGCCTGCCAATAGCTGCAGCATTTGCTGAGCCACCTGTATTGGCCTGTCCACCTGAACCAATGTTTATGTCACCAAAACTGACGCTGATAATTGGCACACCAGAGTCTGCCGCCCCAGCCTGATTTCCCCCAACAAGCCCACCAGAAGCGTAACGGCCTAAATTACCGTTGTTCATTAGACGATATAGGTTATCTACGCCGATCCGCCTAGTGGCTTCTTTGGTGAAAACGAACTCATCTTTATGCACGATGCCTGCGGGTTCATATTTACCGCCCGCACCTGTGTAACCACCGGAATCAAACAGGCTAACTCCAGAGTTTGCAGCGCTGGCATATGCTCCGCCTGGCGTGTTGCCACCAGCACTACCGCTAATCCACCCCATCGCAGCCTGAACGGCGTAAGCCACAAGCAACTGATTCGTTACCTGCGCGATCATCTTCAACATGGACTTGGTGAAGTCTTTGAAGCTTGCAGTGCCGGTAGTAACCAGATCTGTCAACATGTCGGATAGACCACTGAAGGTTGAACCGGCCACATTTCGCATTGCTTCAAACGTGTTTGTTGCTGAGTCGGCATAATCGGCCCAGCCCCGCTTTGCGCCAGCCTGCCAGTCGCTGCGAAGTTCATCTTCTTTCCGGTAGGTCTCCTCTTGATCTGCGAGAACCTTTTTCTGAGCGTCTTGGTTAAAGCCGTAGGATTCAGTCAGGCGCTGGCGCGTCGCCTCCCTTTCAGCCTCTCTGGTGGACAAGCCTCTAGCTGCTGCCGCAATTTCCGCCTGCTTGGCAGACTGTTGCTGGGCGAACTTAGTTGCCTGGTCAGCCAATGAGTTCAATTTTTGCTGCTTGGCAATTTGATCACCCAGTCCGGCATTAATATCTGCCTGGGCCAGCAGCTTCTCTTTGTTCGCCAGCAACGATTTTTCATCGAAAGTTAATGCACGCCCTTTCGGATCGTTAGCTGTGGACTCGAGGATGGTGATTTTTGAGATTAACTCCCACTGCTGCTTACGCTGCTGGCTGATTACATCGTTGATGTCACGATGATCCTGCAGCGTTTTGAGCTGCGCTTGCAGAGCTAGAGTCTCAGCATTGTAGGTGTCGGTTGAGCGATCACCTGTTGAAACCTTAACGGCTGGAGTTTTGGGAGTTTTGTCCGGATGAAACTGTTTATTAATGGCATCTACAGCCTGCTGCCGCTGTGCTGAGCTCCAGTCGCCGGGCGAGGCCGCGACATTTTTCCAAAGTTCAGACAGGGCCTTGCTGCGTTTTTCCTGCCATGTAGCTGACTGTTCAAGGATGCGGTTTCGATAAATCAGGGCATTAGTTCGCTTGTTATCATCCTCGGTTCCTTGCTGAATAGAAGCATTAATATCTTCCTGAAGCTGAGCAGCTTGCTGAAGTGGCGCTATTTGTGCCTTTAAAGCACTTATCGCTGATAACTGAGCTTTCCTACGTGCGTCATATTCCTGATCGTTACTGCTCGCATCATAGCTATATCCATATCCCTGACGCTGTCTATCTGGAAGCAAGGCTTTCTCACGCTCAGCAAGTTCGGACTGCATCTTGCGGAGCATGTCGTTCGGAGCTTCAGGGCGACCAATATTCAGAAGTTCATCCCACATCCCCTTAAGGGCCTTGCTGACGCTACCAGCAGCTCTCTCAATTAATCCCATGTTGTCGAGGATTTGCTGGCTGCGCTTTTGCTCGGCTAGGCTATAAGCTTTTGCAGCCTCCTCTGCTGCTCCCTCTTTATCACCCCGACGCTCCAGTGCCGAAATGTAGTCGTATTGCGATGAGGTAAGAAAATGGAGCGTAGAATTAAGATCCTCCGCCGCCTTGGTTGGGCTGGCATACAGCTTTTGGAAGTTCTTAATGGTGGCGTCAACAGACTGGCCAGTGGCCTCCTGCATCGCCAGCGCCGCCCTGGTAACTGTTTCGAGCTGCTCCGTTTTAAACGTCCCTACCCCAACCACATCCGCGAGCGTCCGAGCGGCAGCCGCAACCTTACCACTGGAGCCTCCAATTTTTTGAGCCATGTCTGACAGTTGACTCGCCGAACTGGCCGAATAATTACCCGTGAGTATGAGCTGCTTATTAAACTCACTGGCTTCCTGGCTGCCTTTGTACCAAGCTACAGCCATCGCCCCGAGGCCTACAACCAGGCCGCTAATACCTATCGTTATAGGATTAATGAAACCTAACAGAGTGCGTAAATAGTCGCCCACCCCCGATAGAGCCCCTTTAACCCCACCAAATTGGTCTTTAATCTGCCCACCCTGTTGCAGCAGGATCAGGAACGGCGACTGACCGCCAGCCAGCTGTGTGGCGATATCTGTGAACTGTGCTGGTAGCGTGCGCATCGCGGCGCTGTACTGGCCGACCGATATACCGGCACGACGCGCCGCTGCTTCCTGTCGGGATAGTGCCTCTGGCAGCACGTCAGCCACGCCAGACAGACGCTCCCGCGTCTGGTTGAGGATTGTATTGAAGTGCTCGAACTGCGCGCCGTTGATGCGCCCAGCTTCGAAATGCGCCACCAGCTGCGCGTGCTGCTCATCCAGTGAGTTGAATGCGCGGATCGTCGGGTCGATAGAGCCCAGCAGGTTCTTCAGCGCAGCGGACTGCTTCTCAGCGGCCTGAGTCGCTGCCAGTTCGGCTTGTGCCCTGGCAGCAGCTTCGCCGGTATCCGTCAGCTTTAGCCGCGTATCGTCGAGGATTTTGTTGTAGTGCTGAAAATCATCGGTATCCAGGAAGCCTTTGGTCTGGAAGTTACGCAGGGCGGCCTGCTGTTCATCCAGCCGGTTAAGCGCCTTGTTTACCGGGTCGATATTCTCCAGCAGGCCTTTCAGCGCCATCTGCTGCTCTTTGATACCTTCGCTGCCCTGCTTCGCAGACTCAGCACCAGCACGGAATACGCTGTTGAGGTCATCAGCTTTGCCGACGGCACCCGCCGCGGCTTCACCGAGTTTATCCAGTTCATTGCTGGCTGTTTTCAGATCGGATACGTCAGCACGCAATGTGATCGAGGCGATTTGGTCTGTCATTATTTCGTCTCCTTGTGCATTACTTTGAGAGCCTCGCTTTCCATAATCTGAAGGTCAGCCATGCAGGCCGCCGCATCCTCAACCCCGTGTAACTCAAACACCCAAGGGAGAACGTTGTAATCAAGGCCGGTCGCCCCACCCGCGCCAACGCGCCATTGAGTCGCCAGCGTGGAGAAGATAGTGAAGGCTTTCCATACCGACGGCAGGATCCCCACCTCTTCCTCCACGTCCTCAGGCGTCAAACCAAAAGCGCTCAGTTCCGCGAGAGTCGGTCCCGGCGTGTACAACGCTGCGGCGACCTGCCTCAGTTTTTTTCGCGGATACCCATCAGTTCTTTGGTGTAGGCCAGACCGATGCTGTCGAAAGCGCGCGGATAGTTCTTCAGGAGGATGATCACGTTATCGCGGTTGAACTCATCCGGCAGCGCCCAGCCTTCGACAATTTCCATGAGGTAATTGGCCTGCGGCTCAATAGCAGCCTTTTTACCTTCAGCAGCCTTTTGCAGCTTCTCGTCCATGGAGCGCAGCTCGTCCAGCGTTTTATGGCGGAAAGTGAAGGTCAGCTTGCCATCTTCGGCCCCAGCGCGCGGGATGCTGGCAGTAACGGAAAATGTCGGATTGGGGAGCAGGGAGAATTTGGTCATTTGTTCATCTCGGTAAGGCCCGGCTTACCGGGCCAGATTAATCAAGTAATGCTGACGGTGCATCCGGCAGAAGTGAGCGTCTTGCCTGCGGCATCGGTAACTTCGCAGGTATACACCCCAGCATCGGAAGACTGAGCGGACGGAATGTTGAGCGTGGATGCGGTTTTGCCCGGAATGGCTGTGCCGTCTTTCTTCCATACGTAGGTATACGGCGCGGAACCGCCCTGCATGACCACCGACAGATCCAGAGCTGCATTAGCAGCAACAGACTTAGTTGCTGGCAGGTCGGTCAGGAACGCCAGCGGCGTAGCGGAGGAATCGGCAATCGGGTAAATCTGCATATCCGATTCGAAGTTCATTCGCGCTTCGTTACTCTCGACGGCGTTGATTTCGGTACGTGGCACGCGCTGGAACGACACTTTGGCAGAGTAGTAACGATCCGCTTTGCCGCGTGGGTTGTGGAACCAGACCGCCGTGGTGTCGCTGGAGTCGTCCAGGTCGATGAGGCGCTTGTAAATCGCCAGATTCGGGTCGTGTGCGAAGGTGTAGACCTGAACCACGGCGTTTTTGAACGTCGGGATGGTACGGGCCTTATCATCCTCCAGGAACTGCACACTGATGGTCTGCTGGTCACCGCCTTCGGTGGACAGCGTCATCACCTGAGGCATGGTGATCCACGAATCAATTTTACGCAGCGTACCTGCCCCAGTACCCGCCGGGAATTTCTTGGTATCGGTGGTATCAAATGCTTCCAGCACGATTTTCGTACCGGTTACTGACTTGACACGCACCACCATGTTGTCAAGCTTCAGCCATCCTGAATTAACCTGAACAACATCGCCCGCGAGGATGCCAGCCGCAGAGGCAACGGTCAGTTCGCATTCCGTCGCATTGGATGCCGCAGTGAAGACAATCGGCGCAAGATACGCCTTGGCCACGTTAACACGCGACCCGTTAGGGATTGCGAATGCCATAGCACTCTCCTGAATTTAGGTAATAAAAAACCCGCCATCTGGCGGGTCAGTAGTCAGCGCGGTACTGCATGCTGACGGGAATGGTGTAGGTTATGGAGCCACTGGACCCGTTGGGCGCCGAGGTTGGCCGGTCCTGGATGGGTTGTCTCACCTGCGGCGGCCCGTTGATGTAAACCGTCAGTTCACCGTCCACCAGCGGCAGTCCTTCAGGGAATGCATCTGCCACCGACTGGGCCAGCCCTCTCGCATGGCTCACGCCTGAGCCTGCGGGAGTAATGATGTTTACCTGCAATATCCCCTGATAGGTACGCATCAAACCTTCGATGTCCTGACCTACAGTTTGTGCAGGTAAAACATAAACACGGGCGAATGGCGCATCCGGTGGATCGAATACGATATTCGGCCAGGCGATCGGCAAGCCGAGAGAGGCCGAGATTATGGCTACCCGGCTCTCCAGCAGGTCAGCTATTCGCATGGACTGATCACCGACCATTGCATACCTCGCTCATTGCCTCTCGGAAATATTGCGCAGCATCCAGTGCGGTCAGCCCGACCATGCCGCCGGGCGCCTGATTCGAATGACCATTCTCCAGCGCCTGGGCATATGGCAGGTTATTGGTAAAGTAAATCGAGTTCACCTGCCCCACCCGGAACACTTCGAGCACCGCCAACCCGCGGGAGTTGGAACCCTGCCCGGAAGCATCTGGGATATCGTTCGTCTCTGTGGGCTGGCTGTCGAGCCCCACATACCAGTTATTTTTGAATCGCCCCCCGACATAACCCTCTGGCTTTTTGATGTCCATCGAATCGTTGACACGCAGGCCTCGCCTGAGCCGCCCTGCTTTTGTAAGGTTGGCCGGATCATCACGTAGCGCCGCGTTATGCTCTCGCACCGCGGTGTTATAGGCTGATGCCGTCTGGTTAACCTGCCAGATTTCTGGCTGCCCGACAGGTGACATGTCCACCAACCGCCCGAGGATTTTGATACCCGTCCGGCGGACCGCCTCCTCAATCTCCTGCTTAGAACCATCTACGAACAACTGAATGGCTGCCAGGAACGGCTGATTTGCAGAACTGGTCATAATCAAGCCCTAAGCTGGATGTTGTAGGAGATCAGCACGTCTGCCGGCTTAACCGGATTCGGCTGTACCACGCGCCACTTCTTTCCCTCGATATCGATAAGGTCGCCAATGCGCACTTCGGTTTCAAACGTGGCTGCCAGTTTCTTATCGCCAGTAGCAATCAGAGAACCGTCGATTTCGCGAGCAGAATACTCTGTGATCACGCCTGTTACAGTGGCAGTAACAGCAGGGGTAACAACTTCTTTCCCGTACTGATCGCGGGTGGTAGTACCTCCGCGAGTCAGTTGGTAGGCTTTGCCGTTCTCCGTCAGCAGCCGCGTTGCCGTAGCACGCATGCGGCGATAGTCGATTGCCATGCTACCCCCTTTCGACCCGGACCTGGTTGCCGCCCACTACAAGCCCGCGCAGTGCGGAATAGAACCATGGGAATGACGGAGAAGCTTTATTCGTTCCCGGCTCATACTGGATTGTTACCGCACCCTCAACGCGCTCCATCGTCACCGCCCCACCGCCAGCGACCGACGGGGTGAGGTCAATCTCCTGCGATTCGATAGCCAGGCGACATTGAGCATCAATCAGACGTTGTGGAATAGTATCATTCGGCAGCTCAACACCATCGAAGCGCACGCCGGAACGCGGCCAGGATAGAGGCTGTGATGCGCTGGAACGCTGACCGCGCCAGGCCTTCCCTTCCAGAAAGTCCATTGCCTGCATCAGCATCTGGCCGCACTCATCATCATCTGCAGGAATGCTATATCCGCGCCCGGCGGCAAATGCCCGCAGGTCTGACACGCTTGCGTAGCTGTTGAAGCCTGGAGAGTTGGGATCGGCAACCAGCATGTTTATTCCTCCAGACGCCAGTCCAGCGCCAGCCAGTTATCCACTTCATCAGAATGAACATCTGCGCGCAGCGGGCCGCCAGGGAATTCTGGGGTGTCACGTACCATGAACACCAGCTCAATACCCTGCTGTTCCTGCTGCTGTTCCTGCTGCTGTTCCTGCTGCTGTTCCTGCTGCTGTTCCTGCTGCTGTTCCTGCTGGGCAGGAGCATGTTCAGCGCCGTTCTTCGCCGCAAGCTTTTCAGCCTCACGCTGCGCGCGCTGCTCTTTGGTCAATCCGGCCATTGGGCCTCCTGAAAAACAAAGGGGCCGAAGCCCCCTGGGTTAACCCATGATGATGGTAGAGTGTTCAGGCTGAACGGAGGCCACACCCCACGCCACACCAACCTCGTAACGCACCTGACGGTACTGGCGGTACAGCGCGATCTGGAAGGTAATACCAGAGACCGGATCGGTTACGTTCATCACGTCGTCAGCGGTATCGCCGCCTTTTGGCATGGCCGGGGTACGGCAAGCCAGCAGGAATGCGTTACGGTCAAAGGCAACGTTTGGCACGAACTCGCTCAGCACAGTGACAGTTGCCTGATCTGCCAGATCCTGACGCAGGCCCGGTGCGCCGATGGTGATAGTCGAAGAGGTTGCCGCTACGACCATGTACTGGTTGTCATCGCCATCGAACTTCACTGCGGTCCCGGCAGCAATACCGCCAGTGCCAGCAGAGATAGCAATAATGATGTCGCCCTCTTTCTTCGCGCCGTTTACCTTATAGCCCGCCGCAGTGCTTTTCGCGGTACGCTTGATGTTGGCGGATTCATGCAGGTTAAAACCCATCACACGGCCGATGATGCCTTCGCGCAGCAACTGATCGGTACCGGCTTCGTTTGCTTTGAACAGTACGGACTGCTTACCACGGATGGACGCCATCGCTTCGCCGCCCAGCACCATGCGAAGGTCAGTGGTAGGGGCGCCGTTATCGGTCAGAATTTGGCGAGCGTTCGCTGCATCAGACAGATCGTCTTTGATGCTAAACGGGGTGTCTTTAGGCGTTCCGACGGCGCGGGAAGATTTGTAGGCCAGCGCTGCCAGGTCAGCATCCATTTCGTTGCTCAGCGCGCGGAAGGCCTGAGAGAACTGGTCAGCCAGGACAATGTCATAGGTACCTGATGGCCCGATAGCAAGCTGCTCTTCACCATTCCATTTGACTGGGGCCATTTTGGATTTGGTGATCTTGACGTCCACGGTACCGATGTTCTGATCGCCGTCGTTTGGCGCGGTTGCCGCCGGGGTGATATCAACGGTGGTGGTTTTCGGTGCAACGGGCGCGGTCACGGTCTGGTCTTTTGCTGCGGCATCGGCCTTAGCGTTACGGGCCACCGCGGGGATAAAGCCCACCTGCTCGCGGGATACGCGATTAAGCGCGGTGAAGATGGTTGGGATGAGGCCAGTAAGGGTATTGGACATTCAGGTTTCCTTTCAATTAATCAACGATGCTCGTGCCGCCGCCAATTACCGTTTGTTGTTCAACTGGCGGTAAGGCGTCAAAAGCAGCGCGTTTCATGGTTTTTTGCCCGGCCTGGTGCTGCGACTGGTGAGAACCGCCGCCGCTGTTACCGGACGCTTTGAGGATGTAATCTTTCTGCGGATGCGACTCGACCAGAGACTCCAGGGCCTCATCAAAGCTGGCTAACTCGCCGGGCTTGGTGCGTGAGAACACCTTATTGCCCTGGCCGTCGTAGGCCACAACCTTCCCTTCTTCGATTTTGAAGTTCTGACCGAAGTAGGAACGAACGAACTCAGTCGGGATCGCCATCTTCTCGGAAATGAACTTAGAGCCACCAAAGCGGCCGCCGATCATCTCGTCGTAGAGTTGAGTTTCCAGCTGCTGGGTCTTGCCGTTCGCTTCGTCCAGCTGCTGTTGGAAAACTTTGGTGATCTCCGCCTTTACCTGGTCAACAGCACCAGCATCGATCAGTTTTTTCTGGTCGATTTTGGTCATCATTTCCAGAGCTTCGAGCGCCTTGGCCGGGTCGGTGATGCCAGAGAATTTCGCGAGATTGGCTTCCGCCGCTTCCTTCGCTTCACGGTGAGTTTTCGCCTCGCCATTCAGAGAGGTGATTTTGGTCATCGCTGCGACCGCATCGAACGGGATTTCTTTGCCGTCATCATGGATGTACACAGGCATACCGTTTTCAACGACCACATTTCCGTTAGCATCAAGTTTCAGTTTCATTGTTTTTGCTCCAGCCTTCCGGCCATACGTAATGGGTCATCCGACCCGGGCACCGCGTCGCATCCGCTTAGCGGCAGGCATAAAAAAGGCCCCCCGAAGGCAGCCTTGAGTTGAATTTTGTAATGCTCAGAGCTTATTGATTATTTGCTCTGCGATTTTTGCGTCTTCTTCTGACGCCTCACCAGATAAGGTATAGGCAATCATCGCAATCATGATGAATTTGCGCTCAGCCTCTGTCAGGGTGATAGTTTTGCCTTTCTCATTTTGCATGGCTAACCCTCAAACGCCGACGCATCCACGCGGCGCAGTTCATCCAGAGTGAGAAATTCCCCGGCATCGTTAAACATCTCCGGCACCGTGATTTTGCCGTCGCGTAGCATCCGCACGCGAGTAACGCCCAGCACCTGTTCCTGCCGTGCGTACGGCTGCCTGACGAGCCATTCGGCATAGCTGGTATGCGCTGGCACCTGTCCGTCCATTGAGGCGCGCGTGGCGTTGCTCAGTTCGCCTGAGGCTATTTGCATTTCCTCCCACGATTTAGTGATCAGGATTTCGCAGGAGCGGCAGCAAAAGTGGATTTTGCCGGGACCGCGCAGGTACGGGACCACATGCCCCAGCGGCTTGCCGTCGAGCGTGTAGAGCTTGCGGTCGCGGATGATGCACCACTGGCTGGTATGCGTATCCAGGGTTGAGGACCACTGCTTGGCCTTCACGATATCGCTGTTGGTCTGGGCGAACTCCTGGCGCGCCGTGGCGGCCATATGGTTCACTGCCGTACGGGTCACCACAGCAAGGTCGCGCCGGGAAGCGTGAATCACCCCATCTTCACGGTTGAGATTCGGCGTGCCAGCGACGCGCCGGACAATCTGCTCTACCGTTTCACCCTGGAGGAAACCGGAGCGCACAGCGTTGGTGATTTTGTCCAGCCGATCGGCTTCAAGCTTCTGGCCCCACTCCTTCAGCAGGCGCCCCTGGAAGGGCTGTGCCACTGCTGCTGCGTATACCTGCTCGGGGGCAATGCTCTGAAGCGGAACGTGAGTGAGGATCTGCTTCGGAATGATGCTGCTGAACAGGTCCAACTGATACCCGGCCTCATACTCAACGTAGCGCCTCAGTTCCCGCGCCAGCGCATCGTTAACTGGCTCATAGGCCTGTTGGTTCAGGTCGCGTACGCCAGCCAGCAGCGAAGCCAGGCGGCGGGCACTGTAGGTGTCTGCGCGCTTGCCATCCAGCAGCACCAGCAGCCTGGCCGCCAGGTCATTATCCATCTTACTCAGCAGCGCCACCATGCGCCGGGCGACGCCATTACCATAGCGGGTCACATACAGGCCATGCGCTATGGTCTCGTCCTGCAGGCGGTCATTGACAGAGCGGACCATGCTATACCTCGTCTAACGTTCTGGTATCCAGAGACGATGATTCAGCCAGCAATTCGTCCAGGACCTTCTCCGGGTCTGCATCGGCATCAATCAGGTTGAGTTTTTGCAGGGATTTAATCGCATCGATGCGGCGAAGGTCACCGCCCTGACGTAGCGACTGAATGGCCAGTGCAGCAGGAGGATTGAACTCTTTCGACTCGACATCCAGCTCGGTGCGGACATCGACGTTACCACCCTCAGATTCCCCGATGTACTCGGCCATAATTTGCAGGATGTTGTCGATCGCATCTTCCAGGCTGGTTGCCATAGTGTAGAGCGGCGACTGTTCCTGCATTTTCTCTTCCGAGGTCTGGTCTACGGACTTGGTTGAGGTGTTATCAGTGCGCAGCAGCTTCGCGCCTGCCTGACGCATCTGCTCCACCAGGTCGGTTAGCGACTCTTTACCGGCACTGATTGACGTTCCAGTGTGTTCCACATATTCAAGCCCCTGTTTCTGTCGATCGGAGAACTGAGTCGCAGAGGATGAGCCAATTACAAGTTCCTGCCCCTCCTCCAGCCCGAATACCGTGAGCAGTGGGACGCGCGCTACGTGCAGGATGTTGTCCTGCTCGCTCTGACTCTGCCAGTGCTTCACATTCAGCAACGCCATGTTGAGCAGCGGCGGAGAACCGCACATAAACCCGGTGCGCTTGGTATAGAGCGTGACCAGAGTGATATCCCTGCGGGAGGTTTCCCACTCTTCGTGCAGCGTCCAGTTCGCCTGGGCATTGTCGCCAGTGGCCTTGCGGTAAATCTGCACCTTCCCGGGCGTCAGCAGTCGAATCTGCTCAACCTTGGTTTGCCCGAAATCGTCGCCATCTTCAACCACAACCTCTTTGATGCGCAGCGCAGTGAGTTGGACCTTGCCGCCGACCATCTTCGACTTCCAGCCAATCACCTGGCGGGGATTGAGCATGGTGACGTACGGCCGTGCGCCAGTGGCCTTTTCATCAGCCTTAGTCTTAACCTGTTCGGCGTCCACCCGGGGATAGTCCACCAGCGCATGAGACAGGCCATACTGCATCGCCAGGCTGAAGAATGCCTGCGCCCAGACATCAAGGCGACTACCTTCTAGATCCACATTCTTCGCAAACTCACGGAGCTGGTCCGGCACATTCTCGCCCAACTGAATGGGCTCAGCAAAAACGCGCCCAACGTTCTGGTTAATCGTCTCTTCGTACGCCGGCAGCAGCGTAGCCACCGCCAGGCGCTTTTTGTAGTCCTCTTTGTCTTCCTTCGGCCAACGCGGCAGGTATGCCTCACCAAGCTGGCGCATGTACAGCGTGCCGCCCATCAGGGCGTCGTTAATGTCCCACGCCTGAACCATGTTCCCATAGTCCAGATTGGGTGTTGAAATATCAGGCATGGGGGTTAGAGCCTCAGGTTGGTGACTTTGCCGACTTTCTTCGGCGGTGAATGCAGGACGGCATATCGCGTACCATCCCAGTCGTGGTCTTCCTGCTGGGTATCAACGTCATCAGGGTTCTTACTGTCGCGAACGAGCACCGGCACGCGGCTTATCCATCCACGGCAGTAGTCGAATACGTAGAATGCTGGCTTCTCAGGAGTGCCAGATTCCAGCTTCTTGCCCTCAATGACGGCCTCTAGCATGTCAGCAAACAGGGCCGCGCCGTTCACACGCGATCCCGGTTTCTTGTTGGATGGAACCCATTTAACGCCCTGTGATTCCATCTTCTGCGCAATAGATAACTCATCATCGCCGGTGTTATAGATCGCACCGTCAGCAGGGCCAGCAACAATTTTCTTGCAGATGCCGGGCATGATGTTCAGTTGCCCCTGAGTGATTCCGTTGAGCTTTATCTCTTCGGGTTCTGCCAGTTCCTCGCCCACCAGCCGTTTATCCACCCACGCCACGCCTCTGGCGACGTTAGTGGATGACATGTTCAGGCCTTTGTTGAGCTCATCAGGCGGGCAGCCGTACCATTCTCCAATCAGGATCAGCGACCCGGCAGGCGGACAGAACTGGCGACCGTCGGGCAACTCTGCGGCGGTACCGTCGGCGCGCGCCCACCAGAGATTAGAAAACGGCTTCGACTCACCCCAGTCATGGGAGCGGTCGACCGTCCAGCTATCCGGGATGCGGAACGGCTTAATAACGTGCAGTGAGGCATTCCACAGGTGGTCAAAGCGTCCGCCGCTGGTGACATCCCACGAGCCCTCTACCCACGCTTTGCGCCGATTAGGGTCTTTGATGGCCATCAGCGTTGCGATGTACTGGGGATCGAGATACGGGTTCTCTTTGAACGAGCCGTGAATAGCCACTCGCGTCAGCGTCACATCCTCTTCGCGTTCGGTCTGCGGGTTAAACACCTTCTGCGTTTCGCGAATGATAGTGCCGCGCGGTGCTGGCTCAATGAAGCGTTTCTTCACCCAAGTATGGCCGATGCCAAACGGGTTGGTGGTGCTGAACGTCTCCAGCGGGATCGGCTTAAGCAGCGAGCCATCATCCAGCGGGTAATTCTCTGGCCGGAACGACGAGCGTCGGCAGGAGAACATCATTTCGTAGAACTCAGCAGACTGCTGCTTGGTCAGCTCGTTGAATCCGATGAATGGGAACTCCTGACCGTGGTAGTCCCAGTAGTCACTCTCTTCTTTCCCGAATCGAAAGAGCAGCTCTTCGCCAGTCGGCCATACCCAGCGCAGTTCAGATGCTGACGCCAGATAGCGCGCCCCATCGTTAAACAGGCGGTACATACGCTTTGACTGGGTGATGATGTCGGTGAGGTTTTTATACTCGGTATCAAAAATGACGCCGCGCCAGAACGAGCCATAGCCCAGGCCAACGAGACGACGGAAGCGCGCTAACTGAGCGGCAGTTTTACCCGGCCCGCGTGTTCCCTCGTAGAGGATTTCGTTACACGGGCAACTAAGGGAGAGCGATTGTGATCCCGGCAAAGGTTTCCAGACAGCTTTGTAATTCATCCACCAAGAACCTCGCTCTGCTGTTTCTGTGCTGCGGCTTCCCAGCTATCCACGTTGTCGCTGGTTGGCACCAGCATGACGTTATGAGTCGCTACGACTTTCTGTTCAACCTGCTCTTTGAACGCCTGGACGCATACATGCTTGCCGAGTAGCTCGAGGTTCTTCACTTTGTCAGGCCACTTAACTTTTTTGAGGATGGTTTCCGCCGTCTCCTCGTCGAAGTTCTGAATCGTGGTGCTGATGTCCAGGCCGGTTAGCGATATTCGCCAGGCCTTTGGCCATGAGGTGATCGGCTTAAGGCTGCCGTCATCATTGAGGATATCCAGAACATCCATCTGGTCGATTTCAACCAAGCGCCGAAGCACATAATCGGCATCAATGCCCACATCCTCGTTGCGCTTCGCTTTGAGTTCAGCAATCCTGTTTTGAATGACAGCTTTTGACAGCAATTTTGTAGCGGTACGGTTAGCAGTTTTTGCGCTGTACCCCACACGAATCGCTGCCTGAGTGGCGTTTAAATCGATGAGGTACTCACGACAGAACATATCCTGTTTGTCGGTAAGTGCCATGTAAAACCTATGGAGTGATTATGGAAATACTGAAATTTGCAACACTATCGCGAGCCCTGGGATTGCAGGGAGAAGACATACTTTTTAAGAAAAAATGCCTATTTGACCGCGTGTACAATTACTGGAGTCGTTCAAAAACACTTAATCGCGAGATCACCTTTGTGATGGAGAATGATGAGCTTGAGATTAATATTCCGCAATGCGATTTCCACTGCTTCAGTAAGACGAAGATTAAGTTCATAGGAAATCAGCCGATAGCTGAAATAGCCTTCTGCATCAAGCAGAAGGACGATATTATCAAGTTTGCTGTTTTCCACATCGATAGCGATAATACGATGACTATCCCAAGCAGGCCAGAGGCGCCATCAATCTCTATTGATTATGCTGACAACCTCGAAAATCACTTCATGGACGAGTTGGTCAAAGCCGCTGTTAAAGCCCAACTTCTATAAATTAAAGCCATCACGATGGGTCTGCCCATGGTGATGGCAACAACAAAGCCACCCGAAGGTGGCCTTTGCGATGGCAATGAAAAATAGCCTTTAGACGGTCTTGTATGCGTCTTCTAGAAGTCATTCGTTAAGATGTAGTCTTCACTTTCATAGCCGAGATACATAAGGCGAATGTTTGCATTAGAGTCGATATCAACATCGAGGAGTGCTCCTAAGGGAATTTTAGGGAAAATCATTTCTGACACAGGCCCCCTGCCAATGAAGTAATTTACTTCGCCGTTTTCCTCTTTTATACGTAAAGCATTCACTCTGATTCCAGGCGTAACACGTAACGAAATCGTACAATTTTCCATGGTAACCCCCGTGTTGATGATTTTTTAAATTTTACCACAATCACGGGTTTGACTTGGGAGTCACAATTATCAAGCCCATCCGCAGATGAGCTTTGGAATGGCTACTTATCTGTTTCGGTCGCCATCTCTACTAAGTCAATGAAGTCCTGGCACATATCCAGTCGATGACCATGATCGTCGACAAAGTTATACCCTTTGAATAGCTCTACGATTTCCTCGGGACTTTTCCCATTCAAACGAGGAAACTGCTTTGATTCGTCAACCTGTTTCATCTTCAAATCTCCAATCAGTAGGTTATGACCCGGCCACTTCAACGCTGGAAATTGCATTCCATAGCAGTGGCATTTATCAATACTCTCGGGTTCCTTCTGCCGTGCACACAGCGCTAATGAATGCACCGTCAAAAGGTCAGTATTTTGATGCCCACATCAAAAAAGCTGGCTACCCTTATCGCAAAGTTGGCTAACAGCTAGCGGGGATTCGTCCCCGCTTTTTGCCACTTCCCGTTATTCGACTGTCTCACCGAATCGTAAATGCGTTCACATGTCATTCCGGCACGGTAGCGTTCGTCAGCGATTCCAGCATAACGTTTAGCTTCTGCTGCAATATCTCCGAGCATGTCGGCGAGCATTCTGGTGTCGGCGTCGGTTGTTTTGCTTCTGACGGCAGCGGCAAGATCTGCGGTGTGCTTTGCGGCGTCCAGGCGGGTAGCGAGTTTTGTTGCTTCGGTGCGCAGCTGGCTAACAGTGGCAGACAGACCAGCAGCAGTGGCAGCAGATTTAGCGGCTTGCGCTTGTGCATCTTTTACAGCCTCATCACGGGCAATAATGCGCCCTTGTTCAATCATGCGGGCAGCGGTCTGTGCGTTCGCTGTTTGCGATGATTCCACGCTGTCACGTTCCGCCCACTTTTTTTCCCACCCGCGACTGCTCCATACACTGCCGGCGATGAATGCGACGGCCACCAGCAGCAACCCAACAACAATCTGGTGTTTCGGGTTCATCAAAATACCCCCGAAACTGATACTGGAATGCCTGGGTTAAGCGGCTCATATCCATCACTCAGATTTTGTGATTTCTCAGCCCACAGACAAACTTCACGCTCAATCTCACGCCGGGTGATTAACCCCTTCCACTGTTTGCCACCGGCATATGTCCAGCGCCGTAATTGTTCGCAAGCCCCTTTTGTGTCGCCCAGGTTGATTTTGCGTAGCAGCGTGGAGGTTTTGAAGTTGCCAGCACCGACGTTGTACGCGAATGAGTAAAGTGCACCCCGCATTGTTGCCGGGATCGGAACCTTGATGTAGGGGTCAATCTGACGTGCGATGGTATTCAGATCTTTTGTGAGCAGAATGGCACACTCTGTCTCGGTGTACGTCTTCCCGATTTTGACGTCGCTGCCAGTGTGCCCGTAGCATACCGTCCACACCCCAACAACATCCCGATAAGGCTGATAGCGCACTCCTTCAAGGCCATCATTACCCGTTGGACCAATAATCAACGCCGCTGCGATAGCAATAGCGCCAGCGGGTATAGCTGCAATAACGCTATTCTTCAGCTTTGGTGACATTGCCATTAAGCCGGTCCTCCCTTTCCTTTTTCCTGTAGTACCAGTTCACTGCACAGGTGATAACAGTGCATGAGATACCGACAATAATTGCCCAGTCGCTCAGGCTTAACCCTGCAATTCTGTCGGCCAACATCCAGGACACCTCTTTTGCTGTTTTAGCTGTTTCGGCATATGCCTTCGCTGATACACCGCAGCCGGTCAGCGTGGTTCCTGTTCCATATGAAAGTCTGCTGTAAATGGTGCTCATTCTGGTCATAGCCTCACCTCCGATAGTTCGGATGGCGCTGTG